AAGTTTTCTTAATAATTTTAGCAAAATCTTCTAGATCAAAATCACTACCCGCATGTACTCCTAGCCCATCGAGAGAGTGATGTTTGGTTACTTTGGCATATAATTCGCCAGGCATTTTATACAGCATGTCCACTCCATCGTAGAGCAAACAGAGTAGCCATATTGGGATCTTTCACAGTGATTGTGGGAATGTAATCACCAGCAGTGTCATGAACCTGTTTATCATCAACCCGTTTATCATAGGGCACAAACCTACGCTCATAGTACCACGCACACTGATCAAAGCGCCTGTCTAGCCTAATCATGTCACCGCCAACGCCCACATGTTCTCGCAACCATGCAACACACTCGTCGGACACACCCCCAGGGAAATCTATAGTCATTTTAGATTGTTTCCATCTGCGGTGCCCCAACGCAGCATGAACATGGTGGCATCACGAGATTCTTCGAATTGAAAATACATTATGCATCTCCTTCTTGTTGCCTACGTTCGCGACGTTCTGCTGCCAGTGTAAACACTTTTTCGTTATCGTTGTTCCATACTACTGATTTAGATGGAACAATGATTCCAGAAGGTAGAGTTACACCATTGACAGTGTGTGACTCTTGCTCATTGTAGGTCCAACCCAACTTCCGCATCATCCTGTGCTTGACCAAGAGGTTAGGAGCACGAAATGATTCAGCATCTTGGAATCCCATTTGTACACCAACTTCTGCCACAGCGCCTGAGCGACATATACCAGCATGACAATGCACAACCACATCCATTCTTTTTTCCAATGCATGTTGCAGCAAACGAACAATCTCATCAGCCTGCTCTTGACTACAACGCATTTCTTCGTCTAGTACTTCGTCCTTTTCTTCAACATCAAGGAATTGAAACTGATGTACTTCGCGAAACTGATACTTAGGCTCTGGGAAATCTCCAGGAGGGTCACAAATTTGAATCAGCATACTGTTTTCACCTACACGGATATGACTTCCTTTTGGAATATCACTCAGTGCTACATTTTGAATCCACGGCATAACTTTCTCCTTAAACTGGTGCGCTGTGAGTCACTGCTATATAGATCAGTAAGAAATTGCATGATCTGCATTACAGCACGATAGCGTTAATCAGGTAGCGTCATGATTTGCTTTCAAACGTGTAACGAAATCTTCATTTTCCAATGCTTCACGCAGGATGTCATTTACGTGCTGATTAAATGTCTTACCTGCTTCATGAGCACCTTTGAAAAAGAACAGCATTTCTTCGTCAGTGAGATCTAGAGGAATGGTTACATCAGTTGAGTATGACTCACCTGCTGCAATTGCCATTGCTTTTTGAATAAAATCGTCGTCACTTTCGAGATCTACAAATTTTACATTGTCCCATGCTTCGTTAAGATCAACGACACGAGCAGATGCTTCGTTGTCATGCATATCTTTAAAGTCTTGATTGATAATACGATATGCTCGATTATTTTTGTAATCGCAAGCCTCTACAGTATATACTACCTGTGTGCGGTTATCGAACACAATGTTAAAACTGTAACCATCGTGTTCGCCGTCCCAAGAACTTAGACTGTATGCATCTGAGCCAAAACAACTCCAGCAATATTCGCTACCTTCTGTGATCTTGTAATCAACTAATTCCATCCACTCTTTTACTGTTAACATTTTTAATCCTTTAATTAACTTGTTTGATATGTATAGTGTTTGCTTCCCTATGTGTATATTATACAATCAATCTTATTTCTTGTCAATATCTGCGCATATAAATATTGATATGATAAAACCAAAAATACAAGATGCTGTACTATCTGCTTTGGATAAACTCAAAAGCGAAGGAAATTATAGAGTCTTTATCGATATCCTTCGAGAAAAAGGACAGTTTCCTCAAGCCATTTGGTATGGCAAATATAATATCAAACACATAACCAATTGGTGCTCAAATGACTATTTAGGTATGGGACAGCACAAAGTAGTAATCGACGCCATGCATACTGCTCTTGATACTGCAGGAGCCGGCGCAGGCGGCACTCGTAATATTTCTGGTACTACACACTATCATGTTGCCCTAGAACACGAACTAGCAAAACTGCACGATAAAACGTCTGCCTTGCTGTTTACCAGCGGTTATGTTGCTAACCAAAGTACCTTAAGTATATTGGGACGCATGTTGCCCAATGTGCATTACATCAGCGATGCTAACAATCACAACTCTATGATTGTAGGAATGAAATCAGCAGTCTGTCCTATTACTATTTGGCGGCACAATGACCTAGACCATTTAAGAGAATTGTTGCAAAGTATGCCCAAAGATAGCCAACCTATTATTGCAATGGAGGGTGTTTACTCTATGGATGGAGACAGAGGATTGGTCAGCGATGTATGTCATTTGTCAAGACTATACGGTGCTATGGTATATGTTGACGAAGTTCATGCTGTGGGCATGTATGGTCCTAGAGGCGCCGGTGTTGCTGAAGAACAAAAATGTGTAGACGGTGTAGACATCATTCAAGGCACTTTAGCCAAAGCCTTTGGAGTCCAAGGCGGATACATTGCCGGTACTAGAGATATTGTTGATCTAGTTCGCAGTTATGCAGGTGGATTTATTTTTTCAACCTCAATGAGTCCTGTGCTGTGTGCAGGTGCATTGTCAAGTGTAAAGTATGTTCAAGATCATCCTGAACTACGTGATAAGATTTTTGAACGTGCTGCAAAAACAAGAGAAGTATTCTTATCCGCAGGATTATCCGTTAACCCATTATCGTATGATGGACATATTGTTCCTGTAATGATCAATGACACAGTTAAGTGTAAAAAAATTAGTGATAGACTGTTAGACGATTATGCTATCTATGTACAGCCCATCAACTATCCCACAGTTCCGTGGAAAACCGAACGTTTGAGATTTACTCCTACGCCCAACCATACAGATTCGGACATTGACTATGTGGCAAGGAGCCTAAAGGAAATTTTAAATGAACAACATTAAAAAGTATTTGTGGATGGCGGCAGGTTTTCTATGCTTAGGCATTGCCTACATTGGCGTATTAGTACCCGGAATTCCGTGGTCGACTCCTAGTTTAATCGCTGCCTATTGCTTTTCTAAAAGCAGTCCTAGATTCCACAACTATATGCTAAATCATAAACTGTTTGGACCGTTCATAAATAACTGGAGTGAAGGCAGAGTATATCCTGCTAAGATAAAATGGTTTATGTTTGTGGTAATGGACATTAGTTTAGTTACCATGTGGTTTGCTACTCAGAACTGGAAAGCCGTTGCAGGCATGGCTGTGTTCTTTGCTCTTATACTAATTTGGGCTAGCCGTTATCCTAGCACTAAAGAAGAAAGCGACCGTAGAAAGGCCGCTGGCGAAAAGTTAGGCTGGTTTAAGTAATCAGCGAGGACGTATTTTCAATTTGGCGTAGATGTTTTGAACACCTACAGCCTGTCTAATAGCATCCTGAAGTGCATTATGTTTTGAACCTTGAGGCATTTCAGGATCGTATCCTAAATCGAATAAAGTTCTTGTGTCTCTTAATGACCAAAAGTTCCAAGGCAAAGGTTTATTCAATTGCCTATAGATATTTTCCAAAATTACAAGGTCAAAGGTAGCACCGTGACTCCAAAATGCATCGCACTGCCAAGCAAATTTGTGGAACTGATCCATTGCATCTACAAGTGGAATTCGATTGTCTGGACTAAACGCTTCTTCCATGATTGCAGGGTCTTGCCGGCTCCACCAATCAATGACTCCAGGATCCACTTCTCTACCTAGAGCATCTTGATCGTCAATACTCACACGGAAATACAGTTTATCTCCATACCCGTTACCGTAGGGATTAAAATGAACAGCGCCTAGACTAAGGACTACTGCGTTTGGGGAGACTGCCATAGTCTCCATGTCTACCATTAAATGTTTTGCCATTTATGCTACCGATCTAATATAAGTTTTAATGTAGTTGTTAAGACCTTGAATAAAGTCTATTTCTTGTTGATTGCCTGTATTCATTTCTTTAGGTGTTGCCAACAAAATACCTTTGTTAGTAGGCAAGTTGGCACCTATGCCGTCACCGCCAGATTTAATATGTGCTTCAATTGTATGTTTATCAAATAAAATAGCACCTTGATTTCCCATAAAGATTAAAAAATCTGCGTACCCTTTTGGTAGTATTTTATGAGAATTAGTTCCCATACTATTCATTAATTTGATTTCTCCAGTGTGCTCTCTAAGTTCTTTTCGTGCAGGTGTATATAATGCATTTTCTACATACTTCATTTCCACACGAGCGTTACCTAATTTAGGAATAATCAGATCACACCCTTCTTGTCCAACGTATAAGATTTCACCTTTGGAATATTCTTCGATACTGTTTTCAAATATCAATGCTTTAATAAACCGAAATTGAGCATCGTTTGCTTGATCTCCTAATGCTTTAGTTAATCGAGCAAATCGAGCAAAATCCATGTTGGATTTAATAAATTCGGATACTTGATTTAATGTGTTCATAAGTACTATTATACGTTAGACTGGTAGAGTTGTCAAGTCCTATTATCTAGGATATAGATTTGGAATTGTCGGACTTACTGCTAACCACATTTCTTTGGTAAAATTTCGTTTCATAAAATTTTGGATAGCACTTGCCCACTGAATGTTTGAAGGGTGATTAATTTGCTCTTCGGTCCAACCCAATCTCCTTGCTTCATCTCGACTTATAATATGATCGTGTTGAGCCTCGTGGAATAATTTATCAACACCATCTTCCTTAACAATTTTGTTCGCACCCTTTCCAAAATCGTAAAGTCTGTATATCCCGTGACCGTCTGTCCAACCATCAACCTTAACAGTTTTATCATACATCATTTGTGTTTTTTCCTCAGACCAATGATACAAAAGTCTAAGATCCTGCACCCTGATCCATTTAAGATCTTTTCTTTTTGCAAACTCGGCATAAATTCCATCATTAATATAAGTCGATTCACACACTCCCTTAAAGGGATTGTGTTTTTTCTCCTCAATTAATGCGTTAATAAGTTTATAGTCGTTGCACATTATACTAGATCCAGTTCAAACTCATATCGTTCTTCAGTCCACTTAGGTTCACGCCAACACCACTCAACATCGCTTTCTGCCCATTCGCAAAGTTGTCGGATGCCTTCGGCAATAACAACAGGCTCAAATCGAATGGAACTAAGTTCGTTATCTTCCTTGCATTTCTTCTTAATTTGATCATGCAACTTATTACCGTGATTATCTTTTGGTAACCAAGTTTTGATTGCTTGCTGAATCGAATAATCCATTTGCATAGGATCAACTGTTGGATCTTGGGCTTTTAGGAATTCCATAAGTCCCCAACTGTTAGCAGTTTGGAACGTACTAGTTGGAAACATAACAGCATTTAATTCAATTGCACGAGTAGCAATATCAGGCCCATAATCTTTCCAATACTTAATTATGTTACCGATACCGGTCAGTACTTTGCTATTGATATTAATATCTTTGTCGCCTTTTTCCACTACAAGAATATCATTACGCATGAATACTTCATTCATATCCATGCAGAGTTGGTCTTCTGGATCGATATCAAACTCTGCGTCGATACTTGCTTCTCCTCGTTGAACACGAATGCGGAATTTGTCAAACTCTGAACACTGTAAACTATTAATGTTAATAGCCGCATATTGTTGGACATCCCAGTATTCGTTATTACTTCTAATATAGTTGAGCGGAACTTCTTCAATACCAAGGAACATACAAGCTAGTATACGATGTTGTGCATCATTAACAAATATCCGTCCTTTTGAATCTTTGCGGCCAACACCTGGAAATACTAGTCCGGGTTCAAACTGGAACACAATGTCTACAAGAATGTGTTTTAAAAAGATATCACGTTGCTTCTCTGCGTTCTTGTAGAGAATTTTTGTGCTTGTCAGTCCGCCGAAATAATTAAGTGCTGGAGTATTGTGTTTTTTACTTGCCTCTCGTAAACTACCGAACTCAGGTAGATCTATACCCTTTAAAGGATTGTTTACTCCTAGATTAACTAATACACGAAAGCATTCGATAAGCATATCTTCAAAACTAGGAGACTTGCCTAGTCTTCGTGTACTAACATAAACTGGAATGTTCTTTATGCGTTCTTCTTTTTCTTTAAAGGAAAGCGAATGCCAGGAAACTCTGTCTTTTTTTGGACCTAAAAGTTTAAACAAATCTTTGCCAAAAAGATCTGTAACTTTTTTTGAATACGACATAATTTATCCTCTGTGTGTTAATATGTAATTATTATAACACAAAAGGTAAAACCTGTCAAGTTAATTTTAATACTAATCTTCAATAGTAAACAATTTATTATTTAATAACTGTTTTTTTTTGGCTCTATCTTTCTTCCAACCTTCACGCATTTTTTCACGCTTTGCCAGTTCGAATGCATCTGGGCTAATAGGAGTAGGATCGGCTAGTTCTTCTACTGCGCTTAATGTAGGAACAAATGCATTATAGGCATTCTTATTCATTTCGAACCCTATAAAATTACGTCCCCATCTTAGTGCTGTTCTGCCAGTTGTCATGCCGCCACCAAAACAATCCAAAACAGTGTCACCTCTATTACTAGAGTACATAATGAACTTTTCGATAAAATCTTCGTTAAGTTGATTTTTATTTTTAATCTTCCCTGGATTATGTGCCCGGGGCATATCTTGAACAGTTAACCTATCATGATAACTGTCTTTTTGATCAGTGTATTTGTAATTGCTGTTAAATGTACGCTTTTGTTTTCCCTTGCTCGATTTAGCCCAAAACAATACATGATAATGACTGCTTACAAATTTATTCTTTGTACTAACTCCAAAAGAATATTTGGCAATGATATGATTAATTTCTTCTAATTCTGTAGCATGTAACGCATTTAATATATGATGCAAATTAGTGTACCCACTTACTATGTAGATGCTACCACCTGGTTTTAATACTCTAGCGCATTCGGAGATCCATTCTTGACTAAATTTGGAATATTGAGACAACGGCACATCAACATACCCTGGAACTACATTTGATTCGTCTCTATGATAATGTACATCTAACCCGTTGCCGTCTATTCCGTAAGGAGGATCTGTAAATATAAGATCGATTGAATTATTTAAAATATGCTCTCGCATACCATCTATGCACGATTGATTATGTACTTGATAAGTAGTCATACATACATTATAACAAAAATTTTGACAAACGTCAATACATTTTTTTAGGTAAACTTTCATCTCGTAGTTTCTTCAACCAACGAGCACGAGCAGCACCTTTGGCTTGCTTTTTTTCTACAGTAGGTTTGGTATAAAATTGTTTGTCCAAAAATTCTTGTAGTTTATTAGATTCATCCATCTTGCGTTTAAGTTTACGCAGAGCAACTGCAAAATTGCCATCTCTTACTTCTACTGCTGTTCCACGAGGCTTATTTTTTTTGTTCATTTTCCACTTTGTCAAAAATTAGTACGGCGGGCTTTCCTTCTACCGCTTCTTTACTTATCATAATTTTACGCAAGCCTCTTTGAGCAAGATCCATACCTTCGAATTGATAATTCAACAACATACGTTCAATAATATTTTTAAGACCTCGAGCATTAGTTTCCATTTTCTTAGCACGTTCTGCAATTAAACTCAATGATGCATCATCAAACTCTAAGTCAATACCATCTAATTCAAATATATATTGATACTGTCGAAGCAGACTATTTTTAGGTTCTTTAAGAATTTGAACAAGTTGTGTTACAGTAAGTTCTTCGACTGCTGTAATATTACCAAATCGTCCAACAAATTCTGGAATAAGTCCAAAACTGATTAGATCTTTAGTTTCAACTTCTTTAAACAGATTTTTCTTTTCTTCTTTTTTGCCTACATTGTCTGCGCCAAAGCCTACACCGCCTTTAGAAACTCTGCGACTGATGATTTTTTCCAAATTAACAAATGCGCCTCCGCATATAAACAAAATATTGCGAGTGTCAATTTCGTTTATGTCACCACGTGGGTGTTTGCGCTTTTCGCCTTGCGGCAATCTCACAATACTACCCTCGATCATTTTTAATAATGCTTGTTGTACGCCTTCTCCACTAACATCTCGAGTAATGCTAGTGCTTTCTCCTTTGCGAGCAATCTTGTCAATTTCGTCAATATAAACAATACCGTGTTCTGCTTTCTTAATATCGCCTTCAGCATTAGCAACTAAACGGATTAACACACTTTCGACATCATCACCAACATAGCCTGCTTCAGTGAGTCCTGTGGCATCGCATATAGCAAATGGTACGTCTAAGTACTCTGCCAGTTTGCGTACTAGCATAGTTTTGCCGCAGCCAGTAGGACCCATCATCAATACGTTAGTTTTCTCAACTTCGATATCCTGCTTATTTTTAGCAATACGTTTAAAGTGCTGACTAACTGCTACTGCTAGCACTTTTTTGGCTTGATCTTGTCCGATGACATACTCATCTAGATACTCTTTGATATGAACTGGATTAAGTAGTTGTCCCTTCTCGCTCGGCAATCGCTTGACCTTGTCATCGTTAAGAATGTCAACACACAAGTCGACGCATTCGTTGCAGATTGCAACATCGTCTCCTCCTACAATTAGTTTTTCGACATCTTCTTTACTCTTACTGCAAAAATTGCAAGAGTGATTTTCTATTTTATTTGCCAAGTTGCACCTTTAGGAATTCTGTAATATCTGTTATTTGTTTTTGATTGATGTAATTCATTAGAGCCTTGAAATTAGGATCATATGTTTTATACCAAACATTGGATTTGCCTAATATATAACTAGTTATCCATTTTGTTATATCGCTGTTGTTTTCACAATTTAAATAAACACCTTTTGAAATAGCAACTGCATGTAACAACCAAGGAATATCTGCTTCTCCTTGATAATAGTATAAATTTATCTGTTTGTCAATATTGTTGTTGCTCAACCATATACTTGTTTGTTCTTGTTCCTCATCTGATATATTCATTAATGTAAAACTAGTGTTTTCATTTTCAAATATATCAGGAGGCGTTATCAGTGTTATCATTGTCCTTCTTTCTAGATCGTTTGGTAGCGACTTTTTCTAAATATTCTTCTTCGGAGATCTTTGAATTTATTTTTGACCATACACCGCTTTGTGTTTGTTCTTCATTTTGAACATATGACGATCCCATTAAATCTTCAAATTCGTTACGAGTGTATGCTCTGTCTCGAACTCGCACTATATTTTTTTCTTCGCTATAACCGAACTTTTTAACTTCTTCTCTTAAAGAATTTAAACGCTGCTCTTCTGCCCATTTAATTGCTTCTTCAACTGCTGAATCTTCCTGGTTAGTTGTAGATTCCTTTTTCTTCTTTTCTGTCGTTTTTGCTACCACTGGCTTTAAATTTTTAGAACCTTTAAATCCTTCGTTAAGGTAAGGATGAGTAGAAGGATGATGCGGATTTGTATACATCCAACCAGAAGGAGTTGGATCAATGCTAGGTTTAGGAGTTTCTTCTTCGACTACTGCTTCTGGTACAGTCTCTTCTGTTTCTTGTTCTACTTCGACTAAATCCTGGCCAGTCCACTCTTCGTCCCAATTATTGTATTCATCTTTTTCTTTTTGTTCTTTAACCCATTGGAAACTCATTTGACTTGCCAATAGCAATAGAATAGCCAATGGATCGAATACAAACACAATGGTAATAATAACCCAAGTAACTGCTTTTTCTAAAATATTAACATCCGGATTGTCACCGTAGACAAACGCAGCAATGTATTTGATAGGCCCAACTTCTGCTTCAATGGCTCTAACACTTGCAGCAATTGGCGCACGTTGTTCACGTAGTTTTGTTAAATTACTCTGAGAAGTTTCAATTTGACTAAGCAATTGTTCACGTTCCACTTTTTGTTTGTCACGTACTTTAACACCTCGACTAACTGCACCTAGTTCGTTGTAGCGGTCAATTTGAGTATTTAAAACTTCAATATCTTTACGTGCCTGAGCAATATATTCTTGCTGTATTGCAATCTTCTCATCGATGATTTGCATACTTGCAATAGCATCGCCTGCAGGCACTGCTTGATCACTGTGTGCTTTAGATAGGAAACCAAAGATGCCCATACTAGTAATCAGCATCAACACAAGGACTGCTACTAGCATATAAGACTTTAACAGTCCCGGAGCCCTATGCCAATTGGCCTTGAGCCACCAAGCAGAAACTAATTTACTCAATTCAAGGATAGTACCCATGACTATAATGGGCAGGGCAGCAGCACTAAAGATGGCTGCAAGTCCTAGTACTGAGTAATAAATGGCAACTGCTGATATAGCAATGCCCGATAAGAATGTTAATAGTGCTAATGGCATAGTAAAATATTTAGTAACCTTATTTTACAAATATCAATGCTAACATAACTGCCTGCATGGCAAATCCTAAACCTATAGTAATAATGTTTAGAAAATCTTTTGAAATTATTGCCTTGATAAAAAATAAAACAAGTCCTCCCCATATCATCAATACAATGTCAATTTGTGGAAGTGTGTTATTTACACCAGACATAAAGGCCATGAAGGAAGGAACGGTAGCAGCATGCATAATCATTACTGCGATCCAACCGAACATTTCGGAAGATATGCGACTAATAATTTCTTTTAGTTTTTGCATGACCTTAACTCTTGTCTTTGTAGAAAATATGTTGGCCGATTTTGCCAACTTTTGTTTTATTCCATTTAGGATTGATGTAATCTGCATGATAGTATAATGCCTCGGTTATTGAATCTAATTTAAAATTTTCTAGTAGAACTTTTTTAGCAACTTCATAACTTTCGTTATATGCTTTTTCATTAACTGTTCTATTTTTATGAACTCTGTCACAGTACCAACTGAATTGGCAAACAACTCTTGTGCCCCGTGATTTTTGATATACAACTCCGCATACATTATTTGGAAAATTAGCATCGGCGACACGGTTTAGTGTGACTTGTGCTACTGCTACTTTTCCTTCAAACGGCTCATAACCTGCTTCTTTATAGATATTAATTGCCAAACAATCTAGTTGTTTGCTTCTTTCAGCAAGTGTAATTGCTTCTTGATCTTTTACCTCTGCTGCCTCTACTGTTTGCATCTTTAGATTTACAGATACATAAATTATGAATATAGTTGCCCAGAATGACAGCACTAACAAAATGGTTCTTAAAAACCTTTCCATGGTATTTCTCCTTTACATTGGATAGGGCTATTTCGCTACAAATAGCCAAATTTTTCGAGTGTAAGTTTAGTTACTCTCGTTATGCAGCCTGTTATCTGCGCATAGAACTGATGTCCTTTGCCTCTTCATCCGAAAACACAGGAACAGCATTTGATTTATGCATAGTTGCAATGCCCTTTACTTTTGTGCCTGTATACACTTTAGCGGGTGCAAGTGCAGCAACACCTGTACTGTCACCTTTACTAGGGTAATAACGAGTTTCACGACCAGGAGGTGCGCTAAGACTGTATACCCAATTAGTGTCAGACTCTAGCGCCCGCTTTCGTTTTTTATCTTCTGCTTCAACACCCCAACGTTTTTGCAATTCTTTCCATTCTTTATCCAATTGTTCTGCCTTTCGTTTATGTTCAGCACTGGCAAACTTTTTCTTACCTTTCTTTTTGCCGTTGAGACTTAGACTAGGATGGTGCAAGTGCATTGACATGATTAGTAATCCGCTGAAACAGACTGTGACAAATTGTCGTACTTGACAAACACTTGACCTACTCTATCCTGTCCTTTGTGTTTGTCAAAGAATGACACACGATAAGCAAACTGTCCACCATTGGTGATGCCGGTAAAATCCGCTGTTTTGAATTCATTGTCATTGAAGCCACTGTTTGCCACTACCTGCGCAAGGCTGGAGGGAGTGAATGTAGTAAGGTATCGTACAGTATGTGCTAAAATCATTTCTAACTCCTATTTTGTTTTGCTATGCGTATATTATACTTGAAACACGATTTCTGGGCAACCGTCTAAATCGCCAGACACTTCGATGCGGCGTATTTCACGGTCTCCAATTTTCATTCCAATTTCAATGAATGGACCGCCACTAGGATCAACAAATCCTAAATCAGACATGTCCATTTTATTCTGGCCTTCGCGACCTTCAAACCGCCAATACTTTAAATCACCTTGAATTGTATAGGTGTCTTCAGTAAGTTTAACAAAACTATATTTGTCGCCGTGACGATTTTTCATACTGTTTCCATTTCTTTTTCAGACTGCTTAATTGATGTATTTTCAAATGTTTTTTGAATTTTACGAGGAATGCCAGTAAACCTTGAAATCTCACCAGTTGATGAAATTTTTAAACTACCTGCTACTACCCAAATTTTTATACCCTGGGCATCTACTCCTGCTAATTTTCGTACTACTCCATTAATCAATCCTGTAGCAGTATCCTTGCCACGATTCCAAAAATATGTAGTACTTTTGTTTGTCCAAATTTGTTCATCACCACTTTGGGCGATGCACCATAGTTTAATGTTTGTAAGTGTGTGTTCTGCTGACATCAAAGTCTCCTTATGTGTTTATTATATATGGTTTTGCCACAATTGTCAACCAGTGATTTTACCAAATGTAAATAACATACTATGGATATGCTAGATGTTTTATACACCCCGTTGGACATTCCACTTTGTCCAGAAATCGATATTGATAAATTATATCATTGGATTTATCAAACTTATCCTCAAAATGATTTATTAAGACTCACTTCAAAATATTGGATAGGCCATGATAGAATGGACAATTATCCGTGGGATTCAACTTTTTGTAAACACAATTATCAATGGTTAAATCAGTTTGATATATTATTTCCAGAAATTAAAGAGTATCTACATAGTGGATTTGGATTAGAAGATCATGAATTTTCTGTAATGGGCATGATTCCTGCAAGGCAGCAATCAACTGGTTTTGGTTTTTGGCATACTGATCCAGATTATCTGGGACTAAGATTTTATTTTTGTTTTGACGATTTAGTAAATAACGGACTTTATCTCAAACGTGTTAAAAATAAAAATTCAGATGAGAGTTACCTTTACAACAATTTTGACAATCACATTGAATTATTAGAAGATGAAATTATTAAAGCAGAAATATATCATCCGAGACAAGCGTTTTATTTAAATAACATGAAAGCAGGCCATGCAGTTTATAATAGTAATCCGGGAAGACGATGTGCAGTTATCATAGGCACTAACTATTCTCCACACAACGATAAAACAGGAAAATTTAATTATCTTAGAGAACGGTATAATAAATTAATTATAGATTCTGCATTAAAATTTAAAGAATCTATTTTTTATATGGAAAAAAATAAATGATTAAAGATTTTTATTATCAAAATTATCATGCATTTATATGTGACATGAGTCATTATGATGAACTTATCGAAATTGGCAAAAGTCGGCCTGATGTACATGGTTCATTAAAAACTGTAGCATGGTATGATATTTTTAACTTGAAATTAAAACACATTATACAATCAACTAGTGACAAACTTTTTGTAGTTGCTGTTAAAAATACATCAACAAATCAAATAATGTCTTATATGATTACAGCCATTCCTTATGAGGAAAGTTGTTTTATGTTCTTTATCTTTGGAGAAACTCGAAGAACTGATTCAATATTTACACTTGATACTAGTTTGTATGGCGTTTGGAAATTAAGTTTGTTAAACGGATATGCTAAAGGAATATTTGATGCTTTTTTTAGTATAAGAGCAAATGGATATCGAACATTGGTTCGAAATTTAAAAAAATGTGATTTTCTTGATTCTAACGGAATAACTTACAATTGGCAATTGAATGATATATTAATGCCTGACCAATCCTCAAAAAATGCAATTCAAAAACTTCTAGTATTTGACAATCCTAACATGATTAAACGAGAACATCCTATTGCAATTTGTCATGCTTCTCTCAAACCAGAATTTAGAATAAAATATTTTTCTAATTATTTTGAAGAAAAAATAGAATTAGTTGCAAACGATTCAATTCAAAGTTAATCTGTCTTTAATAATTTCTACAACTTTTTTATTCATTACTACTTCGTAATGATTTAATTCTAGTTCGATTAAATTCATCTGATCTTCAAAATAACGTTGACTTTGAACAGTTACAACTCCGTCGTTTTCTGTATGGATCCAAGGTGAAGTTCCTTTAGTGGTTACAATCTGTGTCCACGGATGTAATACAGATAAACCACTAGTGTTAATCATCGGTTTGCTGTGCGGACCTACATCTCTTATTAATCTGCTAAAAGGAAAAAAGTATTTGGCATAGTCAGCAACTGCAACACCGCCGTACGGAGTACTAATAGTAACTGCACCTAGAATATTTTTAGGAAGCCTATTTGCCAAGTGCAGTGAATATATTCCTCCTAGACTGTGTGCTATAAAGAAAATATTTTTTTGTTGTTTTAAAGTATGTGTGATTGTTTCTAAATTATGAGCAAAACCATCCTCGCTGCTGTATTTTATATTAATTTCTTCTTCTGCATTAATATGCTCTCTAATATAATTAAAACTTTCAGGAGTAGCATTTGCTCCATGTATATAAACAATCTTCATCAGTATTATACAGCCTCGCCGCTTGTATCCTCTTGATTTGTCATATATTTTTCCAACACATCTCGATACTGTTCTTCACTCAGTCCGTGCCAACCGATACAATTACCAGTGGGTGACCGGCCACATCCGCATGTGCCTTTTTTCATTTGTTCTACGCTTGGAGACATTTTATTCTTCTTTCCAAAAATTGCATCATAATTGTTAGCGAATTGTTCTTGGCTAACACTATACGGCCGTGGCCGAGACCCCTTACTCATCGGCCTTGTCCTCTGTATGCTTTAAAACTAGATTTTTGAGTTTTATTCATTGAAGAACGTTTTACTTTGCCACCTTGGTTAGTACGCTTTACTACCGAAGCACGTGAGTTAGTTCCTGTTGCCATATTTTTTCTCCTTGATTTATTTATTGATCCGCATGGCTACTGCGGCTACTATATCATCTTCATGCGATAAAGATAATGCATACTTATATTCTAACACATTGTTATTGTCAATTACAAGAGGAGCAGAATTAAATGAAAATTTTATTTGTATTTTAGAATAGTCAAACCCTTTGCCCTCTGCTTTGACTATGGCTTCCATACAAGCCCATGTCTTTGCAGCAGCAATTGCAGTATCTCCATCTACATTTAATTTTTCCATTAGACGATTTAAGGTTTTCATATTTTTAAACCTTGAAACTTTTGTTATATCAATGCCTATCATCATTTACTTATTGATAAAAAAAGCACCCGAAGGTGCTTTTTGGTGGACCTGCCAGGCCCTGCACCTGAGTATTGAATCCGTTTCTAGTTGCTTTATACAACAATAACTTTTGACAGAAGAATAAGCGTATTTCTGCCTAATTACAAGGACTTTCACCCGATCTTCTTGCTATGCAAGAATAGTCTTATTCCTCTATATTTAATCAAAAAATTTGGTTAACGATAACACCAGAACGTTCTAGAAACTTAATACCGCTGTTATCTCTATATGCTGTTCTAAAATACACACGTTTGATGCCTGCTTGATAAACTAATTTGGCACAATCTAAACAAGGAGCATGAGTAATAAAGATATCAGCACCTGCTCCGCTGTTATTTGATTTGGCTAATTTAGCGACTGCGTTCGATTCTGCATGCAATACTTCTGGCCTTGTCTTTAATACTTGACCACCATCTTCATGCTGCTCAATGACTTCCTCACAACCGTTATCCCATCCACTAGGCATGCCGTTGTAACCATAACTGATTACAGTATCATCTTTTACAATAACAGCACCGACTTGCAGACGTTTAGCATGACTTAGTTGCGAAAGTCTTTCGGCCCACGCCATGTATAAATCAATAAACTTTTGTTTCATTAATCGCCTACAAATACATTGTCACTGCCTCCAGCAGTTACCGGACTGCAATGGGCTCCGCCCAATGGAGGACATAAATTGTCCGGAGAGGCTGACTCCGGAGTGTCATTTACAACAAGTTTTCCATTAATGTAAACATTGTTGTTGGCGGCAACTAGATTCCCTCCGCCATGACTATTCTGATCGTTGTCGACACTGACCAATAGACTGTTGGCCCAGACATTCGATTGTCCGGAAACAATAGTTGTTGCTCCGCAACTTCTTGAATCAGTATTTCTGTGTATTGCTGGCATAATACTATTTAAGCCAGTGCAATACCAGTTGTACCTTGCATGTACTGATTAGATGCATCTTTCTTACTAGGAATAACAAAAAATACATGCGACTTTTGCAATGTGATAGTTTCTGCATCGCCAAGAAATACCCACGGAATCATACCTAGTCCTTGAGCACCCATGGTAAGGGCAAGTGGTTTGTTTATAGTAACAGTGTCAGCGGTTTCATCTTCGTAACGAGCAATAATTTCATCGCCGTTAATAATTTTAATACTAACTACTGATCCTTGTGTGATTGGTTTCTTTAATAACATTTATAATTCTCCTGATTGTGCTAACTTTAACATTAGCGAATAATGTTCGTATGCTTTTTGTACTGAGGGATACGTTTCTCTCAGTGATTTCTCTTGTTCTTTTTGTGCCATTAATGTTTCAAACATATTATAATGACCTTGACTACGCATGTGATTAAACACTTTTGTTTCAAAACTTGCAATTCGTTCTATTTCGCTTTCTGAAATCTCTACAGTATACAGTGGTTCTGTTTCGAATACCAACGGCTCATTTAGCATTTTATTGTAGTCGTCTTCAAAAGTAAAAAAACGAGTGTCCATTTTGGTATGACGATGTGCTCGCTTATTTGAATCCACTAACCGAATTCTATGATCATTTAAGAATTCTTGAGCATTACCGCTTAGGTTAGACATACTCGTCGGCCATAGGAAAGATCTCAGCAATTACTTTTGCACATGCACGAGCAATTTCCATATGTTCTAATTGAGTTCCGTTGCTTGCACGTAGTTGAATATAATGAATCCAACTGCGAATAGTACCATTCATATACATGCGGCTTACTGTATTGCCTTCTGGAAGAATAGCACGGGCTTGTTCTTTGGCAATTCCATTTTCTATGGCCCAGGCATAATTTTCTTTTACAAGATCAATTACTGCTTTCTGACGGCTGGCCCATTCTGCTTTCAACTTTGCATCATCAGTTTCTACACTGTTCTGGCGGTTCCTAGTATCTTGCAATCTAGCATCACGCAGTACAAAGTCTAGATCCTTAGTAGGGTCAGCGTAACGTTGGCTAAATTCTTGGAATGAAAAACTTCGATGTCGTAAGATTTGTCTAGCAATATCTCTAGTAGTTTCAATTTCTAAACAGGCCGACACCATTTCAAGTGGACTCCAGTGTTGATGTTTAACAAGATACCGAATCAATTTGTCCGCTGTTTCCATGTTAAATTGATTACTGGGATTACTTACTCTTGCACAAAATGCCACAAGGTCTTGGGCATCCATAAGACCTTCATCGTACATATCACGACTAGGTTTGCTTGAGGAAATTAGTTTAACTTTCATTCTTTATCTTTCTTAGGTAGTTGGCAAAGTGCTTCTAGTGTTTTATAATGTTCGTATGCTTTTTGCAGTGCGTCGAAGTGTTCTAGTTTTTCTGGATCAGGTTGTAGAATTGCCAAACGCTTTTCTAAAGTTTCCATAAACCCAGTAAGGCTTTTTCCTTTAACTTTGATGTCTCCGTCAAAGTTAGCATCACCATGTACATCAAGACCGGAAGGATTACTACTGCCTATGCTAATTGTAGGATTAGTTGTATTATGACAAAAATAACTGCCACTAGTCTCATTGAACTGGCTAGTGTTAATAGTGTAACTACCACTAGGAATTGCTGAACTTTGAACACTTGTTAGACTAGTAGGCATAACATCCCAACTAAGATCAATGTCTTCTAGATTAATTTCGTAATCTAGAATTTTATCAGTCTCCATAACCGCCTGCTGTCTCTTCTAAGTATCTTTGCAATTCAGTGAAGCCGCCGACTAGTCGATTATTGATAATAACTTGGGGAACTGATCTTGCTCCGGGAACTGATTCTACTAGTTGTTCTTTAGTCCATGTACCTTGAGTAATATTTCTTTCTTCGTAAACAATACCTTTGCTGGTCAACAATGTTTTGGCTCTATCACAGTAAGGACAGGGATCCTTACTCCATATAATTACGTTCATATTATTTTTCCTTTTTTATATGTTAACAGATTTGTATTATTTGTGTCAACACAATTGGTAGAATTAAAGATCTGGCAGTTCTTCGTAGTCCATTTGATCACTCATTACACCGATGACATAATTAGTTGATTCGTTTTCTTGCAATGCAGTTTGCTTCTTATTGATATTAACATGTTTGTTAAACCAAGGGATAGGACTCGACTTCGGGTGGTCTTCTACATACTTAATGCCGATATCTTTCAATCTAGTAAACGCTGTAAAATCTACAAAGTCTTTTAGAATGTTTGCATTAAGACCAATAACAACACCTTTGCTGAATAGGTATTCGGCCCAGTCTTTTTCTTCTTTGATAACTTCGAGGTACATGGCATATACTTCGGCTTCACATTCTTTTTCAAGGACTACAAAGTCTTCATCGTCTTTAGTTACATTGTTGATTAACCAAGCAGTCCATTCTGCATGCAACAACTCGTCTTGTAAGATAAGGCTAATAATGTTGCCGTTACCAATATAAATTTTATTTTCTACCATTGCAAGACTTGTAGCAAACGATACCATGAAGCGGAATGCTTCTAATGCGTAACTGGCATGCAAGGCCATCCAGATGGCTCGTTTATGTTCTTTAATGGAAATTTTTTCGCCTAGTTCTTTACGGCAATTCAATTGGTGTAGGGCTTCATAGTAACGGCCAATGTTAGCAGCCATTCCTACAATTTCTTTAGTGTCGTGAATTTTGTTAAATTCTTCTTTAGGAACACCATAGACGTTGCGAATGATGTGACTGTAACTCTTTGAGTGAATATTGGTTTCAAAGAAACTCCAGTTGCTAACTAACGCTTCGAGTTCCGGGATCGAAATAACCGGTTGAAAAACTTGGTTAGGTGCCCGTCCTTGAATGCTATCCAAAGCAGTCTGTCGGAGTAGATTGCTAGTAAAAATGTGTTTAACAGCGTCACTTGATTCCTTATGGTCAATTTTGTCTTTGGTTAGACTAATCTCTTCTGGTACCCAAAAGAAACCACGGGCAAGTTCTTCGTACTTGGCAATCTTAGGATACTTTACTTCTTCAAAACGTTGTACAGTTACTGGACCTTCTGGGTCCAAGAACATCTTACGTTTTAGATAGTTTGTTTGTTTTGATAGGTTGTATTGTTCTTTACTCATTTGTGTGTTTCTTTCTATAATCTTGTACTGCGGCCTTGATAGCGTCTTCTGCCAGTATACTACAATGTATTTTAACTGGAGGAAGTGCTAGTTCTTCCGCAAGTTCGCTGTTCTTGATGGCGCCCGCCTGGTCCAGAGTCATGCCTTTAACCATTTCGGTAATTAAACTTGAACTTGCAATAGCACTTCCGCAACCATAAGTTTTAAACCTAGCATCTGTAATAACTCCATCTTTGACTTTAATTTGCAACTTCATTACATCACCGCATGCCGGTGCACCCACCATGCCAGTACCAATTGTTTCGTCTATTTCGAACTTTCCCACGTTGCGTGGATTTTCGTAGTGCTCAACTACTGCCGCTGAATATGCCATTATGTTTTCCTAATACTGTGTTTATAATTTCTTCTGGCAGTTATTTATCATCTAGGTGCACCCGCTACATCTTACACGCTTAATGTTCTACTACCTTGTCTGAATATGCCATATGTTAATTTCCTTATACCGAAAAACTGCTACCACATCCGCAAGTTGTTTCAGCATTGGGATTACTAATACTAAAACTACTTCCCATTAGGTCATCTTTATAATCAATTACAGCATCATTTAGATACTGCATACTCATTGCATCGATTAACAATGTAACATTACCTTTAACAATAGTAAAATCATCTTCGTTTTGATCTTCGTCAAATGTAAAGCCATACTGGAAGCCTGAACATCCGCCACCTTGTACAAAAGTGCGTAGTTTTAATTTAGGATTATTTTCTTCTGCTAGTAAGTCAGCAATCTTAACTGCCGCTGATTCTGTTATTGTTACTTGTTGCATATTATAATTTGCAGGCTTCGCAGTCTTCTTCTTCATATATAATAACATTGTCGGCAGCGTTGATAGCGTGTCCATTAATACTATTAACACCGTTAATGTGTGTAGTAGCAGTCATATCTGCTTTAGCACCTACTTTATTGATTAAACTATAGTATATAGTCTTTAATCCCCATTTGTAAGCCAGCATCAAGTTTTTAGCAATTAAAGTTCCCGGAACTTTTGATCCATTAAAGTGTGCAGGATTGTAGAAAGTATTTGTACTCAAACTTTGATCAATGTAAGCAGCCAATACAGCAGCAGTCTTTAGGTAGTCAACACAATCAGTTTGATCCCACATCAGTTGGTAACGATTCTTTAGACGTTTATACTCTGGCACAACTTGTACAAACGAACCTGCTTTACTTTCTTTAACACTAATAAGTTCCATTGGCATTTCGATACCATTGGTTGAGTTAAGTACAACTGAACTTGACTCAACAGGAGCAACTGCCATTAAGGTAGCATTGCGAATACCATATTGTTTCATACGAGCACGTAGTGGTTCCCAATCCATGCTAGGTGTAAAGTCAGTTAGTTCGTTAACACCTGCATTGCGTCTTTCCCAGGGGAACACGCCTTTACCATAATAAGTTTGTGCAGATTTTGCACATGCTCCACGCTCCTGTGCTAACTCAACTGAAATCTCAGTTAAGTAATATGCTTGATGCTCCATCCAGCGTTTGACTTCAGCAAGTGCATCTGCTTCGCCGTACTTGAGACCTTTGCGAGCATGCCAGTAGGCCAAGTTAGTAATGCCGACACCTAATGGTTCAAAATCAGTATTTGCAAGTTTACTCTGTATGCTTAAGAAGTCTTGGTAACTTAGTAAGTTGCTTAAACTGCGTACCAGTACTCGACAGGCTTTTTTCATTTCTTGCGGATTGCGGAATGCTCCCCAGTTGACTGACCCAAGAGTACAAAGAGCAATTCTTCCTTCTGGATCTTCAATTCTCTGGAAAGGTTTGGTGGGTAAAAGTATCTCTTGGCATAAGTTTGATTGATATATTGGATCCAACGTTGTATCAAACGGCCCTTGATTAATGACATTGTCAATATTGACAAGATATATACGCCCAGTATCAGTGCGTTCTTTAAGGATGCTATTTTTAAAAATTTGATCTGCTGATAATGTTTTCTTTTTAACGTTCTTATCTTGTTCATATTGTAGATACAACTTTTCAAATTCTGAAGTACTTCTGTAATAGGCTTCGTACAAATCTGGAACTTCATTAGGATCAAACAATGTAATCATTTCGCCGTTTTTATAACGACGCCAGAACATGGCATTGACTACTACGCTGTAATCCATCTGACGTACACGATTCTCTTCAGTACCTTGGTTGTTCTTTAGAATAATAAGATCTTCGAACTGTGCATGCCAGATGGGAAAAGTTACTGTGCAACTAGCGTTACGAATCCCGCCTTGTGAACATGAACGTAGATCAGCAAACCATTTTTTCAAGAAGGGTATCATACCCGTATGTTTGATTTCACCGTTGCGAATTGGAGCACCTAAGGGACGAATTCTGCCAATTTCCAGGCCAATTCCGGCTCGTTTTGATGCATATTTGGCCATCATTTCGCCACTTGCAAAGATACTGTCTAATGTGTCATCTGAACTGATCAGTACACATGAACTGAACTGTTTGGTAGTAGTTCCGAGTCCCGCAAGCACAGGAGTTGCTAGAGTAAAATGTCCATTACTACCACACTCGTAGTATTCCTTAACCCATTTTAACCGAGTTTCTTTAGGTTCATTATGAAATGCTGTTGCAGCGGCTACAGCATATCGAACTTGAGGAGTTTCGTAAATCTTACCTGTAGCACGATTTTGTACCAAATACTTTTCTGATAACTGTGCAATGGCTGCAAAAGTGTATTGTTCATCTTTTGAATGGTCTAAGAATAGATCAATAATGTTCCATTCTTCTTCCGTATACCATTCCAGCAGTTCTTTGGTATACATGCCTGCGTTAACATTTGTGTTTACAATATCATACAGTTTAGGAGGATTATATTTTCCGTATACTTGTTTTCTTAGCATGGACACTTTTTGGCGGCCTGCTACATATTGATAATTTGTATGATTAATTTCCGGGTTTGCACTCTCGTCAATTAGATCAACCATTGCTCTTAACAATAGTCCATCGATTGTTTCTGTTGACATACCGTCGTGGAATTCTAATTGTGCTTTGATTTCGATCATGGAAGGACTGACTCCGTCAATCCCCTCACAATCGAAAGCAACTTGTCTCTGTATTTTAGAGATATCTAGTGGGACTCGTTGACCACTACGCTTAACGACTGTTATCATTTATTCACCTATTTTTGTTATTCTGAAAAGTTTTGGATAGACTGGTATTTACCTAGGTCTCTTAACTTGAATTAGATTTTCAAGTCTAATTGAATCTGGTAGTTCTTGCATATCAATTGACAAATTATCATTGTAGTTAATAACAATTTTGTCATCAATTACAACTAAATTGTACACACGATTTTTTGCATCATCAGCATATGTTTTTATCTCAATTAGTGTGTCTTTAAACTTGTCAGATAACTTCAAAGTCCATGCCATCATTAGACTTTTTGTAAAATCGTCGTAATAATTTTCAACAATAATTTCCCACGGAGTAGGCCATGCATATTGATTGTAGGGATCTACATTTTTGTTGTAGGGAACAAATGGAGCATTGCGCCAAAACTCGATAACTTTTTCAAATGGGTCATTTGATAGTTCGAGTTCTTTTCTAAATTGACTCCACGCCGATATTCTTGAATCTGGGTCTAGGTCAAACATTAATTACTTATAATATGATACGTTGTAAACTATAGTGCCGGTTCCTGCACTAACTGGATTATCATATTGTACAGCCAATGTGTCATAACTTCCTAGACTTTCGGTATCCACAAGTTCGGCAAAAAACGCTGTATCTCCGTCATTTAATCCAGCAACATTATATGAGTCTCTTAACGATGCAGCGGTTTGGCCGCCTACTACGCTAATAGTTCCTTTTCTATAAACTGAATCTTTTTCTAAAGTATAATCAATTGTAATACTAGTAACAGTATTGGCCAAAGGTATACGGATTAAAGTTTCCGTAACAGTTGATTCAACAATTGTTTTTCTATCCACAATGCTCAATTCTACTTTTAAAGTACCTTCAACAGCAGGTTTTTGTGCAACTGTTGCTGCTACTCCGCTTTGAGCATTCCATAGTCTTTCAAAATTGTCATTGATTGTGCTGTTGCCGTGGCTTAATAGAGAAATAATAGAAGTAATTGGATTTTCATCGCCGCTGCCATCATTTCCAACATTGTGATACAAATTGCCTTCTAGAACTATTTGATTATTCGTGCCAGTATTAGGTCCTGCATAAACTGCCTGCTTTTCAATGTTAGAAAATTTGTTATATTTGATATTAACATTTCTAGGACCAAATTGATTAGGACTTGATCCAGTAACATTAGATGCTAATGTTATACCTTGATACAGATCGTTAAACTTGCTGTTTGATATTTCAATGTCTGTCATATCGTTGTTAGCAATAGCAGGATAACACACTCTGTAAAATTCTAAATCTGTTAATTTAAGGTTTCTGGTTAAATTACCTGTTCCTCTTAATGAAATGGCAGAATATGAAGAAGTAGATGCAAACACATCAGGATTGTATTCGCCTGCAAACTTTACTTTAGAAATACTACTGTTGGCAACTGAATCTAATACCAATAGTGGCGTACAGGTAGCGGTGTTAGTTGCAGTGCCGTAAGATAGAGTCATTCCTGACATAGAAATATTAATTGGTTGATCGATTATATCAAGTCCAGTATTTCCGTCAATATCAGAAGTTTCAAAAATAGTAGTGTTAGGACCGATTGCAATTAACACAGTTTTGTCAATGCCATCACCTACTATTGTAGTATTAGGAGGAAGATAAACCGTGCCAGTAAAATAGTATTCTCCTGCAGGAATTCTAACAGGTAGGCGGCTGCTTGTTTGATCTCGATTTGCTACATTGTTAAACGTTTCAGTTATTGCTCTTTGAATTGCTTGCGTACTGTCTGTTTGATCTGCTGCACCAAAATTTAATACTGTTACATTGTCGTCAAGAACTTCTTGTAGTGTTCTTACAACAGGGCTGTTTGAATCTGGACCTGTATGAATGCTAACGCTAGGAAAATGGCCTTTGTAAGTATAATTGGTAGCGGACGTAAAATTCTCAGTGCTCAGCAACTCAAACATACGAGACTCTGTCAATACTTCAGTATTCCCTACTGCAGGAGCGCCTTCTGCTACTGATCCATTTCCAATGAATAAACGTTGTTGATCGATTGCCCAACCAATTTCGCCGCTGGCAAGTTGTGGTAACCCTTCTTGAGTTGCTAAACCTCTGCGATGTTGTATTCGAGATATTTGTATTACTGCCATGAAAATATTCCTGTTATGGAATATTTATCAGTTTATTTGTGATAGTTCACGTAGTAATCTTCTACTTTAGAAAGCCACATATCTTGATATTTGTTAAAGTCTTCGGGCTTTAAGTCAAACTGTTGATATATTTCTCCGCCTACCTGCAATGAATCGTTACCTCGACTACACATAAAGATGTGTCCTTCTTTCATGTCAGTACCATAAACTTCGTTATGTGCCATAATGTATGCAGTTAATTGTAAGTAGTAATCTTCTACCCATTCTGCTTTCTTAGGTTTGTTAGTTTGCTTATGATCGGCAATACAAGGACGACCTTCAAATACTCCTACTAAGTCAGTAGTGCCTGAATACAGCCCCGGGTAGTACAGACTTTGTTCCATTGCCCATACTTCATCCATTTTGCTCAAACCGTTTATAATGATTTGATCAGCCATTGCATTGGCTTTGATATGTACAGGATTGTTACCAGGTTGACGTTGCTCACCGATTAGGAAACGTTCTAAGTTGGCATGCATTGCAGTACCTACGCCTGCTGCTTCTGTAGTAATGCGTTGGGCATTTTCTACCCCAACCCGTTTCTTCCATTCATTTAAATGTGTCATGTCCTTTGTTGCCGAAAGGATAGTAGTGACACTAGGAAGACTCTCGCCGTCCGGAGTTTTGTATACTCGCTTACGAGTTACAGGATCGTTTACCTGAATACAGTTTTTATATTGGATGTGCTCAACAAAAGGAGGTGGTGTAAAATTGGACATATTAATTATTATAACAAGAATTTATATTCCTGTCAAGTAATTATGTCATTGTGATAAATTTTGTTGAAAATCTTGAGCGTTGCTGCTGGCCATTTGATCAACGCCAGGGCCTTCTGGTTGATCTATTTTTTCTTGCTCTTCTGAATCAACTTTGTCAGTTGCTACTACTATACCATCTTCGCTGTAATTTTGAATAATTGCCTGTATGCTAGGAGTAGATTGATACAGTCGATCAAACGCATTGTAATCAATTGCACCATATCCCATGTTTTTCATCATATTTGATAGGCCGTCGTATGAAAACTCTAACGGGCTACCTTTTTTATTGGCACGTCCCATTAGATTTCTTAATACCATTTCAAGATCGCTGGCAAAGCGATCTTCTACTTCGAACAATCTCATCTAGATAGTTTTGTTAATAATGAATGTGCTTCACTTAATTTGCGAGCAAATAATTCACGACTTTCTCTACGCATACGGCCTGCACCTTCAGCGCCTCCAGCAGCAGCATCGCTAGCACTAAACTCGTCGCCGCCTAGATCCATTTCAGTATCTGTTGGGCCTGGAATTTCTTCTCCGCCTGCATCCATGCCGTCCATACCAGCATCCATACCGTTGCTGCCCATCATATCCATATCAGGTTGCTCGCCTGCTAATACTGCAACAGCATTGCTAATATCTTCACGAGATTGTGTCAATGTGTTTAATGCTGTTTCTAACGCTGGTGCAACAATTGATTTAAACTGTTCCGCTTGCTCAGCACCAAAGTTTGCACGAATAGTATCTGCAAGTTCAATCATGCTCTTTGTTTGGTATTGTCCAACACGAGTCATCCATGTTGTAAAGTCATTGACCATGTCACCACTTGCGGTAATAGTTTTGGCTTTGGCTTCTTCATTTTCACGAATGTATTGATAGTTTTCTTTAACTTTCTTTCTGGCTTTCTTAACATCTCTGTCTTCGCCACCATCTGTAAATGTGCTAGACTTGCGAGTGTATTGTGTACCTGTAGAAGTTTTCTTTTGGTCAAACTTACCGGTGCCTTTGTCTTTAACTGCCGATTTAGCAGCCTTAGTCATATCGTCCCAACCTTCTTCGACTTGCATGCTTTTACAATCTTTAATCATTTCTTTTAATTTAGATTGGTCACAGTCTGGGTGCATCTTGCAAATTTCTGCTGTGGTTTTTCCATCTTTGCACATTTTAGCAATGTGCGTTTTAGACGGCATACTTTCTGTGCCTTCTTCAACGGCTTCGTCTTTTTTAGCGAAAGGATTTTTTTTCTTGTCTTTAATTGCCTTTTTCATGGGCTCTTTTTTATTGCCATCTTTGTCAACATCAAGGAAGTCTGGTTTGGCTTTTTTACCTTCACCTAGCATCTCTTTAATACGGGTGTTTAGCAAGTTGACAAGATGCTTATCTTTCTGATAAGATTCATTTGCTAAAAGATCATTAAAGTTAGAACCTGTTTCTACTTGACTAATTTTAGTTCTTAGTAGATTACGATAGTTTTCTAACTGTGTTCTGTCGTACTTTTCAAAATTGACTTTTACGCCAAATTTCTTGTACATGTTTTCGTTTAACTGTCTAGCAGTTACTGGTGTTGTAAATTCGTTTGTCTTCATGGCTTTTCCAAAAAAGTTATTATTCTTTATTTATGCTATTCAATATAATTTTAAAAATGAACGATTGATATCATCTTTGATGTATTTTGCTTTAATAATAGCAGTATCCATCTGTGTTTTGTAGTATATGAATTGATCAATATTATTTTTCTTTAGAGAATTTTTTTTAAATAGTTCTCTATCAAAAATTTTATATCCATATGCGTTATCCAAAGCAATTAGTTTGTTATCAAGTATCTTACCTAATGCAAGATTGTTTGCAATTACTGCGGCTGTTTGTGGAAGGTTTAAGTTTTCTACATATATTCTGTCATTTATATCTTTTACTGAATAGAAGCCTGTGTTTTCTTTTTTAACAATGTAATTGTCAAATCTAATAGATCCGTCAGATAATCTTGAAGGAACAATATAGCCGCTGTTTTTGAGATTCTTTATTACATCTCTGGCTACTGTTTCTACTTGGGAGAAAATGTCTTTTTTAGGTTTTTTCATTTTTTTTAAATAAAAATTGGTTATCATTACTTATTTCTAATAATCCTTTACGGATTAAATTACGAGCAACAATCTCATCTCTTTCAACAAGACCTGCAATTTTTATTTGACCTCTTCTACATGATAAGAACTCTTGTTCTTCATTGGTAAGAGGTATAGCAATACCTACTAGATCTACTATTTTCATCTCTGTTGTAGATCTCTAGGGTTTAATTTAACTTTAGGAACACCTAGCCCTGTTTTGCTAGTGTCTAATTCTATTTCATTGGGTGTTACACGATTGACTTTTACCTGCCCTAACGAAGGTAGATCAATGCTTTGACCTTGGATATTTCTTGCAGCCGCCTGTTTATCAATAGGTGCTTGTCCTATGTCACTACTGCCTAAGGAATCAGTGTTATTTTGTTGTAGTTGATTAGCAGTTTGATCTAATCCTAACGCACTGGCCATTTTTGCACCTAAGGAAAGATTGGGATTGTCTAAATCAATGCTACCTTGGGAAGCACCTTTAACCACACCTTTGCCAAATTGTTTGGCCACTTGTGTTGCTGCACCTGCTGCTTTGCCAACACCTCTAGCAAGGCCACCTGCAATTGCGCCTACTGGTCCGAATTCTCTAATAAATTCTTTTGCTCTCATATCACGGCATCTTCATTAAAATTACTACAATAGTAGATATGACACCTGTAATAACAGTGCCTGCTGTTCCTATCAACATCTTTGTCATACTTGTTTGACTTTTTATTATAGCATCTGCAAGGTTTCCAACTTTCTTTTCGATTGAATATAATCTAGTTTCTAATTGTTCGTAACGAAGAGCACATAATTCAACGTGAGTTTCCAGGTTGTGTTTTTCAATTGAAGTAGTTGCCATTTTTATGTTCCTGAAATTATTTTTAATTTGGTATTAATTAACTTTTTGTCTGTTAATTCAAATACCGGTCTATGTGTATTTATAGTTTCTGTTAAATTTACAATTATAGGAACCTGATCCAAATCGTTAATTAACAGTGCTAAGTTCCCATATTCATTGGCAAACACTCCTGACCTATCTGTATAAAATCTCCACGACCATGTTTGATGCTGACCTTTATATTCAGTTCCAAATTCCAGTCCATTAATATCTATAATTTCTACTTTGGGATTATCATCATACGTTATAATGCTTCGCATACCAATGCATTGATTGAGAGTGATCCAATTTTTGTATTGATTGTGTTCTTGTTCTGTGCCTTGAGTAGGACGGCGTACATTTGTGTTAGTAATGTCTACTAATGTTTTAAGTTCTATAACTTCCATTATCTACCTAGTTTATATTACAGATATTTATCGCCAAAAGAAAAGGAGTATAAAAATACTCCTTGTTCTAGTTACTTAATGTAAAATTAAGATACGTTAGCAGCCAACATGCCAGGTACAGCAACTGTAGTTGTTACGCCTGTAGCAGCATCTAAAACTGCTTTAACACGTTCAGCAACTGTAGGTGTTTCGTCTGTGTCGTATGAAGGACCAGTAGGTTGTGCAGTAGCACCGTCAACCATTACTACAAAGCCACCGTCAGCACGTGTGCCAATGTAACTAACTGAGGCAATAGTTTGGATAGCACGGATAGACTTACTGAAGTTACCTTCTGTAATGGCGACGCCAGCGCCGCCTGTGTCAGCAGTACCAACGTTAGCACCAGTGATTTTTAAAAATGTTTGTTGATAACCACTAAACAACGATTCGGCTACTACGCCGCCATGTACTCTTGAAATTCCAGCCATTTTAATTCTCCTTAGATTTTTATGGCAATCACCGCTCCGGTGAATGTAATATTATTTAGTCACTTTGGAAAAAATGTGCTGATATGGCCGATTAATCGTCGTCTTTAAGATCGCCGTCGATTACTTTAAGGTGTTTAGCAGTATCTTTGGCATCACGGAATTTACGGACACCTCTTACAAATTTAGCAGAATCATTTGCTTTAATACTGTTTATTAGTCTACGTTCTAATTCATACGCTTCTTCTGGTTCAAAGTTTTCTTTGATTAGATTTATTAGATTAATTGCACTATCGATAACATGGACAGCACGACTTTCGACTACTGCTTCTGTATCTTTCTTAGCAGCAACATCGTTTAATTCTTCTAGTAAACTACGGGTATGACGTTTCACAGATAAATCCTTTTTTGTATTTATAGTACAACTAGTATAACAACCCTTTTTGGTAAATGCAACAATTGCCTTTTATCATGGTTTCTACTGATGTAGAGACTAAATACTCAGTAGAAATACTAATAACATACACCAAAGGAAAAACACAAAATGTTTAAAAAACTAAAAGAACTCTTAAAAAGAGTTTTCGCCCAGCAGTCACACCAGACTCGCCTGGAGCAATACATCATTAGCAAAAACCCAACTAGCCCTGCAGAAATCGAGCACTGGGTACGCACATTTGATCGTTCAAACGGAGGCTCACGTTATGGCTACTAAAATTAAAAACTCATTAAGAACATTTGGTCGTGCATTTTTTAATGCAATGATTGCAAGTGGTGAACAACGTGCTGCATACGTATTGCGCAATCGTTCTAGCTGGTATGTATAATTTATTAAAACATCTGGTTGTAGTAGTCTGTAAAAAAGATTACAATAATGAAATTATGCGTTGGGCTAAATCTGAATATAAAAAAGATTGGGAACACGCATATTATATGTTAATACAGGGCAAGCAGCCTTATTCAGGAGTTTAAAATGTTACAAGCAATCTGCGATTTTTTTGAATGTATCGGGCGTGCTAGGGCTGCCCGTTTATTGGCAATGCATGGCCATTATGACTTGGCAAAACAAGTCATGCTCCAGCAAGAGCCTGAATTTGATGTGCATCCATAATGTGGCCTGTATCTGACAAAGAATAGCAAGCATGGGTTAACCAACCTAGCAAATAACCGACTAAATAAAATCACATTATAGTTGCTTTTGTTTAGCAAAGCATATATAATAGTAACATGCTAAAAAAGAAGTAAGCATGTTAAACACAGTCATACACACAAGGAGAAAAACATGACAAAACAATTTACACAACAATTTCAAGAAGCCGCAGATAAAATGAAGCAGTTTGTTCCAGAAGTTAAATTCAATAAGAATGGTTACGAAATTCGTACACAAATGCTAGAAATGGCTCAAAATCAAGCGTGGCAAGATTATCATGCCAAGTTTGCAGGATGGGAACAATCTGTAGAGCAAGATGAAAAGACTGGCCAAGTTATATCGAAAGTTACGATGCCAGTAGTACCCGGAGTCGATAAAGTGCTAGAAGCGGCAGAGAAGTTTTATGCATTTGTAAATCAAAATACGGCTAAAAAATAAAATTATATTAGGCATAGCCGAATTATATTATCAAAAAGCATCCTTCGGGGTGCTTTTTTTATTGTCTAATCAATTTAATTAACTGCCAACCTAAATCAAACTCCCACCACTGTTTACCAAATTGAGGATCGCTTGCACAATTATGATGGTTATTGTGCCACCCTTCTCCTGCAACTAGATATCCTGTAATAATATTGTTTGTGCTTCTGTTGCCTGTTTCGTAGTTTTTATAACCTAGTGAATGATTTACAGTGTTAATAAAACTTCCTGCATGCCACACTAATAATGTAGGAACAAAATATGCATAGATAATTGCAAACGGATCTATCAAACAAACAATCACAATATAAATTAAATTTACTAACCAATAGTAATGATGCATCCGCATGTGAAATTTAGAGCGCAATAGATCAGGAATATATCGAATGTTAGGTATTTCAAACATGCTCATAAATTGCACCCTAAAAAATCCTTTGAACCACAGGCTATGCGGATCTTTTTCAACATCGGTAAATTTATGATGTTCTCGATGAATTGCTACCCATCCTATGCTAGAACCATTGCCTCCTATTGAACCTACTATTGTTCCGAAGTATTCAAACCATTTAGGTGCTTTAAAAGATCTATGAGTCAACAATCTGTGATAAGTGACTGTGCCGCCAATAGTTGCAAAAAAGAAATATAATCCTATGGTCATGGCCCATTGCAAAAACGTTCCAAAATACAATAGTATAAAAAATGATATATGGGCAAGTATTTGAAATACTATTAAAGAGTTTCTAGTCAATGTGAACATCTGTATATTTACGAATAGGAATTAGTGCCAGTTACTTTATCTGGCGCTGACTTTTTTATGGCTCAGCAGTGTAATTACGCCGGCAGTTTACGTTTGCTAGACGGACGCCTGCCCGGTGGGCTAACCGTTACGACAACGGCCCTAAGGTTAGGTTTCTTAGTCAATATTCGGAGGGTATGCAATTCCTACTAGACCACATCCGAATTTTGCCAATTCTTCTATAATATCCTTAATTAGTTGCACCACGATGTTTTTGCTTCGCCGTAGTACTCACGGGCATACCCGTTGGCAATTAACATTTGTCTTAGGCTCTTACCATCTAAGAAGATGTCACCTAGTACACGGCCACCATACTTGTCCCATCCAATGAGAAACATTTGATGTTGTTTAGATGCTTTGATCTGTGCTTTAGTAAAAGCAGATGCTGCTTCGCCGGCTGCTCTTTCTTTGTCGCATTGTCCTCTCCAACTTTTTTCTGGAGTATCAACGCCGTACACTCGAATGCTAAGTTCAGGTTTTAGCGGAGCAGGCAACCAGTCTGCACGGAATGCAACAGTGTCACCGTCAATAATGCGAGTAAGAACTACATCATACATGACTCCGTTTTCTTCTTTGGCAGCAAATGCCGAGGTAGCCATGACAACTGCTAAAATTAATGTTAAAATTTTTTTCATAACTTATTTATTAAACTTAATATATTTGATCTTGCCCTACATATTTCTAACAAAATAATAGTCACCGTCAGGCCCATTGTTGCAAAATATGCCCTTGCAATCAAATCCAATACTAGACATATAATCAATTACTATATCACTCAACGGTGCCCCTGTATTGTATTCTACTACTTGCAATTCTAATATTACATGGTTAGTGGTTGCTAAAACACCAACTGCACCTTTTAGTACGTCTAGTTCTGCGCCTTGTACATCCATTTTGATTAGATCGGGCCTGGACAGTTTCTTTAGGTTTACCACGGCGTTATAGTCCATAGACATAGTCAAGTCATTAGTGTTTGGCTCGTATGTATGAATGTAGTTTGTACTATTAGGATTTAGATTTGGCATTTATGGAGCCCAAGGTCTGCCGACTTTAAGTCCGCCAGTGTTTGCGTTGTCTACTACTAGACTTGTTACATTGGTGTTTGTTGCGTATTGCGTAGGCAGTTGTGTAATGTCAGGAGTTATATCTACATAACGTCCTGGCTCTATTAAATTTTGTGCTGCCTTATCGGCGGCTGCTAGAGTAAGTTTGGCAAGTTGCCTATCTAATTTATATGTGGCCGTTGAAATTCCATTTGCTGCCATGATTAAAATCCTTGTTGATTTGGGTATGCGCTAGGATCTTTTAAACGAATATCATGAGGGTGTTTTGGTCCATTCATTCCGCCACCTGCATCGGTAGTAACCGATTCTATTCCTGCTACTATTTCAGTAGGACTGTTAGCATAAGTACCTTCATGTTCTGTCGACAACAGGTCAAATATCTGTTTAAATCGGCGAGGACCGTCGTCTAACACCTGGCCGGTTACTTGTGTAACTGCTACGGCAACTTGTGGTTCGTGCTGTGCAACGTCAGGTTGCACCTGTTGTTTATTGTCTATTACATCTATTAGACACAATAGTTCACGTATAATATCAGTTGCTCTCATTTTAGGCCCGCCAATGAACGAATCATACCTAAATCTAATGCTTCTTCTTTAGGTGCAGGTAGTGCCGGTTGTTCTGTGCTGCCTACTATGCCTTCATATTGGTCCATAGTCAATGTTTCGCCTGTTTGGCTCATTGCAATGATCTTTTCAGTAACTGAATGTAAGTCCATGTCTGTTTTAGCATCTTCTCTAGCATACTCAAGTAACCGAATAAACAAAGGAACATCCAATCTGACTACGTCCTTGGGATTATCTGACTCTGTTAAACGATTTACTTTGCGTTCTAGTTGTGCCATTAGAGAATCTTCAAAAGATGTGCTTTCCTTTACTGGCTTTTTGTTAGGTGTTAGGCTACGGATAAAGTTCATTTGTTTCATTTGTTATTTACACTCCTAAATTGGCAACTTCTAAAGTTTCAATTTTTGCTGCCCAACGAATATTACCACTGTGGCCGCCTGCAGGCAATGCTCGAATAAACATACATCCAATTGTAGCATCTAAATCTAATAATATGCTGTGTGTAGCAGTTGTTAAAGGAATTACAGTAGGATTAACAATATAGTTAGTAGTTGTAGATCCTATATCTCTGCGAACAGCACCTTCAATTGTCCAAATGTCAATATTTGTGGTGTTGGTGATGTCTTTGGCAACAACGGTACCTTTAAAATGTACCACTGAATTGTTGGTCATTGCTATTTGATTTGTAGCATCTAATACACCGCTGGCATTTGTAGTCAATATACCTTGATCTGCATCTGAAGTTAATGCACTTAACAAATACAATCCGCTTTGTATTAATCCACTTGAATTACCGGCTCCGCCTGTTGCATAACCTGGAGTAATAACAGAACCAATAACTCCGCGAGTGTTACCGTTAGCGCCACCTAATACAACTGCATAATCTGCATCGTTGGTATTATTGTTACCGCCTATAACAATAGAGTGTAGTCCACTTGCTTGATTAAAACTGCCGCCGCTTATAATACCGTAGTTACCAGACGCTACATCGGCATCTAGACCTCTAATACGTTGCCAATCAACAGCGTTGGCACCACGTTGGTTGCCGCCGTCATCGTTAGCAGTTGCTCCATTGCCTAACGGTTTAATCACAGCATCGATATTTGTCTGGGTTCCTACTACGGCTAAACTAATAATAGCAGTTTGGCTAGAATCAACTATGATCTTATCTTCAGTCCAATATTGCAGGCCTTCACGAACGCTAATAATGCCATCACCATCTACGCTGATACCAGCGCCGATGATAACACCGCCTAGTGTTGCAGTAGTGGCAGTGCTCAATGGCTCTGCTTCAAT